AAGCATGCGAGCGCAAGACTCCAAAGGAGAAGGGACCTCACGTTCGGGAAATAGTGTCGACGCAACGATAAACTCCATAGATCGGCGGGGGCCGCCAGTTCGATGGAAGTAACCTAACCACTGTATGTTATCAGCATTGTTGGTTAGGATCGTTTTGTCAACGGAAAGAATCGCACCAAAGACAGACAGAAGCTCACGAGCAAGAGCGTCAAGATCAAAGGAACTATCCTGCAGAAAGACGACTGAGTCGTCACCGTAGTAATAGTCTTTGATGGGGAGAGTCCCCGTTACACGCCGAATGCATGTCCTCATCTGTACAGCATTAACAACTGTATCGATGAAGTTCGTAAACATTGAGCCTGAAGGTACACCATGGCTCTTCTTAATACGTAGACCGGACGGGGTCCGAACCTTAGTATTAATGAAGTAGGAAACCATAGCTTTCCACCTTCGGCAAGTCTGTGCTGGTTGCACATTCCAAATTTTTCCTTCACTATCTTCGACTTTGAAAAGTCGAACCAGTCGGATAATAAAGAAAAGACATCCTTTATTATCCAAGATGGTACACGAGCGTCGAAAGAAGACAGGTCTGCACATAGAGCGAGTGAAACACTCGAGACGTGGAACGACCGATTCAGGTGGGAGTGTCCTGATTTTGCCGTTTCCATGCCGAGGCCGTAGTAAGCGTCCTCCTCGTTGCATATCCTCTTGAGATGTCGGAGCAGCGGTATAAAATACCGTGCCTCTTCGACGACAACCTCAACAGGGTAACCCCAGACTGGGCTAACCTTCGATTTGTCGATGGGAGACGCGACAACACGATGGTAAGCCATTGAGTCTGGCAGTGACCATGGAACTCCTTTGCCAATTAAGTCCCAAGTGCGGTGGATGAATCCAGATCCCCATTTGTCATTGACGACATCACCTTTCGTTTGGTAACCCTTATGGATCCAAGGGAAACCAGGAGACGTAGTCTTTGGTAGATCTGGGTGTTTCTCCGCAGCACCCAGAGTTAGTGGAACAAGTTTGTTTGCAGGTCGCAACTCATCTAGAGTCTTCTTGAGAATAGCCAAGTAATCGCCGTCAACACATCTTTTTGGGAGGTTAACATTGTACTTGAACAGGCTTTCCTCTAGAAGCGACACTTCCCCGGAGGGACGGTGCCATTCCTCTGAGACCTTGGCGACAAAGCTGCGCTGTTGGTCGGAACCTACAGCGTTCAAAGCTCTGCTCGCAAACTCGTCGTTGTAACTCGATTCCTTAAAAGGAAATCGAGCCACGCGGCGCAAGAGTCTGATACCCATGTTTAAAAAGTAAAAGAAATTGCAAGAAC